CAGGGGATTGTTGGCATCATCAAAGCGTTCACGGCATTGCCAGAGCCGGTGCAGGCCACGCTGCTGGTGATCGGCGGATTGCTCACAGCGCTGGTTGCATTGGCGCCCGCGATCTCGGCTATCATCTCGATCGGCAGCGCGATTGCTGGCCTGTTCGCGGCAGGCGGCGCATTAGCCAGTGCAGGCAGCATCATTGCTGGCATTGCCACGGCGTTTATCGTTCTGATCACTGGCCCGGTTGGCATCGTGGCACTGCTGGTTGCGGCTGGCGTTGCGATCTACGCATTCCGTGATCAAATCGGCGCGGCATTTAATGCTGTGGTGAATTTCATTGGTGGAGCCTTTAATACGATCGGCGATCTATTAAAGGCTGGTGCGCAGGCTTACATGGACTACTACGTAAGGCCAATTCTTGGATTTTTCAAGGGTCTCTACGATGGTGCAGTGGCGATCTTCAGCAAGATCGGCAGCGCGATCGGCAAAGCATTTGAGGCAGTAGTCGGCACGATTAAGAATGTCTTTCGTAGCGTGCTGCAGTATCTGGCGGATCGCGTGAATTCCGCGGCAGGACTGATCAATGTGCTGATCCGTGGGTTCAACCGACTGCCGGCGCCCGATATCCCGTTGATTCCGCAACTCACAGTGCCAGCCTTTGCGCAGGGCGGCGTGGTGGACCGACCAACGCTGGCGATGGTGGGCGAAGGCGGCGAGCGCGAATATGTGGTGCCCGAATCCAAGATGGCCGCGGCCAGCAGCAACTACCTAGCAGGCGCTCGCGGCGGCGCAGTGCTGGCAGGTGCTGCATCAGGCGGCGGCACGCCCACGATCAGTATCACCACCGGCCCGGTCATGGAGTTCGACGGCCAGCGCTATGTCACGGTGGCCGACATGGAACGCGCCATGCGGCTGACCGCTGAAGGTGTGATCGGCCGTCTGCGTACACCATCTGCACGCATCGCGCTGGGCATGGCCTGATGAGAGCACAAAGCCAATACCTCCGCATCTATGACGCTGCTGGTGTTACCTACCAGCGGTGGCAGAGCTACTACGCCAACACCAGCGTCACATGGTCCGGCGCCAGCTGGAACTACGTGCCGTTCATCGCTGATGGCATCACCGCCGGCAGCAGTGGCACTGAGCAGTCAGTTTCCGTCACCGCTGCAGCAACTGGCCTGGTGTTGGATGCGTTTCTCGCTGCCATCAGCGATGGCCGCCTGGTCGATCTCAGCATCTACCAGTTCGATTCCACCATCAACAACAACACCCCGCAAGCTGGGCAGGAGCTGGTGGCTGCGTACACCGGCCAAGTGGTTGGCGGCAATGGCGGATTGACTAGCCTGACCATACAACTCGGCTCGGCATTGTCTCCCGTTGGGGCACAAGTGCCGCCGCGCCGGTTGACGTTGGCGATCATGGGGCAGGGCATCAGGCAGTGAGCTTCCTTTCCTCCAGCGATCCCTTGGCACTGCTGGCCATCCAGGCCGGCCAGATCAATGCGCCAGCTGATGCAACCGCCGCGCAGGGCACCACAGAGCTGGATCGCCCGCAGCGGTTCGCGCAGATTGGTGAGCCGGTGCCGATCGTGTTCGCCCGATTCCGCAACAGCAAAGGCGGCATCCTGATCAGCCCCGGCGCCACCGAGGCACGCTTCGAGAATGACGCCAGCAACAACGTCACCGCCTATTACATGCTGGTGCTGAGCGAGGGCCAGCTCGACAGCATCCCGGTAAAGGATGTCTTTCAGCGTGCCTGCCGCGTTGGCGCACACACGCAGACCTACAACCGCAGGGCTGGCACCTGGACGCCGGGCAACTTCCTGGTGCAGCGTGCCGGTAAGGATCTGCCCGAGGCGCCGTTCTTCTGCGGCACGGTCGGCAGCTACCCGGACATCAGCACGCTCAGCTTCAACGTCACCATCCCGGATGGTTTCGATCAGTACAACCGCCAGGTGCATCTGTTCATCCGTGGTGGCATGGCCGTCACCCGGATCTACGACAGCGTGACTGGCCCCAGCGACAACTTCGCGGACCTGGTGAAGTGGCTGCTGGTCAATACCAGCAGGGTGCCGGCAGCGATGATCGACAACACCGCACTGCTGGCAGCAGCCACATTCCTTGAGGTGAACGGTTTCACCTGCAACATCGAGATCCGCGAAAGCACCAACTACTCCGACCTGGCCGCCAGGCTGGCGCCTTACTTCCTACTGGCCGAGAGCAGTGCAGGTGGCAAACGCGGGCTGCGGCCGCTGCTGCCGGTGACTGCCGGCGGCGCCATCAAGACCACGGCGATTACGGCTGAGTACACCTTCACTGAAGACACGGTGCTGCCCGGCACGCTGGAGATCAACTATCTGTCACTGGCGGACCGGCAGCCTTTCGTGGCGCAAGTGATCTGGCGCCAGCAGCTGGAGAGCGACATTGGCATCATCCGCACCGCTGAGGTGCGTTACAGCGGCACTGCTGAGACCGGGCCGTATGAGTCGCATGATCTCTCGACGTTCTGCACCAACGAGGATCACGCGGTAAAGGTTGGCGCCTACATCCTGGCCAAGCGGCTTTACACCACGCACACCATCCGGTTTGCAGCACGGCCGCAGGAGCACAACACGCTCATCAGCGCTGGCGACATCATCCGCGTGCAGCTGGCGCGTGACAACACCACCTACGCCAACTCGGTGCATGACTACCTGTACCAAGTGGAGCGGATCACCAAGACACTGGCGGGCGATGTGAGCTATGAGGCCACGCACTTCCCGATCGACGACCAAGGGCGCAGCCTGATCGCCTTGGATGTGGCTGCTGCTGTTGGCACTGGCATCATCCTGCCAAGTGGCCGCACCGGCGTGAGTTGTGATGTGAACTCCAGCAGCGACAACACCATCCCCGCTGAAACGTTCACGGCGGCTGACGGTACTGACCCCCTGGAGCTATCACCAAGCGGCGGCGGGCTGGGCTTCAACGATTCAGCGCCAACTGGCGACACCGGCAATGCTGACGATGGGTTGGATGCTCCTGCATTCCAAATGCAAGCATCGCCATTTTCGGCCACGCCGCCAGCTGGCTCGTTCATTGCTCCAGCGGTCGGGCCTTGTGGTGCAGCCGGCGTTGCGCTTGTTGACTGGTACGAGAATGGAGTGCTTGTAGCAACCGTTGACTATACGCAAGACCCGCCAATCTTTAATACTCCCGTAGGCATTGACAAAACACCCACATTCTTGCTTGCAACTATTTACGGCCCTTATTCCGTTGTAATCCAGGCTGGCGATGGCCCACTGATTACATCAGTGGTTACTTGCAACAATGGCATCCAAGTTGCAAGTAGCGCCACCGTTGGCTCTGGCGTGGTTAGCAGAAATTACACGTGGCAAATACTGCAATTTGGAAACTGGGTAAATGGACTTTACATCAGCTATACCTATCCGCCCTACATAGCAGATGGGCCAGGCGGCTCGCGGGTTGTTCAATGCTATGACCCGGCATTTGGCGGCTGGTTCTTTGGCGCACAAGGCCCACCTGAGTACATAGATGCGCTGCGGATTAGCGGGGTTACATAGCCATGGCAGTATTCCCGACCCTTACGCCAGCCACTCGCGCCTTCACGCCAGGCGAATACCCGCACACGCCGTTCACGACTTACAACGGCCTGCAGAATCGCGTGCGCCACAGCAACGTGATGCTCAGCAGCTCAGTCCGGCTGAGCTTCATCGCCTTAGCCGAGGCTGACATGCTCAGCATCCTCAGCCACTACCAAGGCCAGTACGGCAGCTTCGAGAGCTTCACGCTGCCGTCCAGCATCTGGAGCGGCGTCACCACCATCAGCGACTACCAGCTGACCGATTACCGCTGGCGATACACGGAAGCGCCAGCTGTTGATGACGCCTACTGCAATCTCTACAACGTCGAGTTGGCGCTTGAAACCGTGCCGCCTGATGGTGCGTTTGCCAGTGGCACTGAGTTGGCGGTAATCATCACGCTGGCACCTGGAGCTGCTGTAACCACCAACGGCCTACAGCAGAGCATCACAATCACATTGGCAGGTGGTACGGCTTCTGTGATTGCTGATGGCGGCGGTTACGACTTCTCTTCATTCCTATACTGGGATGAAGACCCTTACACCGCCTGGGACTGATTCATGGCAGCTCCCAACATCAAATCAGGCAGCTCCGTCACGACCGTCACCGGGAAGACCGTGGGTTATGCCGTGACCACCTCGATGGCGGCAGCGCTGAGCAATGGCGCCAGCAGCGGCAAGGTGCTGAAAATCAATTCGGTGTACTGCGCCAACGTGGATGGCACCGCAGCAGCTGACATCAGCCTGGAGCATTACAACGGCACGACGGGGTTTGCCATTGGCAAGACCATCGCCGTACCAGCTGATGCCACTCAGGTGCTGGTAACCCGCGAGGCTTACATCTACCTGGAGGAAGGCCACAGCCTCCGCGCACAGGCCAGTGCCACCGGCGACCTGGAGCTGGTGATCAGCTACGAGGACATCAGCTGATGCTCGGCTTCAACGGCGGCTTGATGGGCGTTCGGCGCACGCCAACAACTAGCGAGGCGACTGGCCTGTGGTTTCAGAACGAGCAAAGCACTGCAAAGCGTGCGGCGATTTGGCCAGTCGCTGGTGGTGACCCTGAGTGGGCGAACGTTTCGCTGTTATTGCGAATGGACGGCTCAAATGGAGCCACGACATTTACGGACTTGAGCAGCAATGCACACACGATCACGGTGGGCGGGAACGCACAAGTCAGCACCACGGATCCAAAGTTTGGAACCGGATCACTGCTCCTTGATGGCGCTGGGGATTACCTGCAGACGCCAGCGCACAGCTCGTTTGCATTTGGCACTGGCGACTTCACAGTGGAATGCTGGGTCTATCCAAATGTCGTTAGCGACAACGATGGACTTTTTACCATTGGATCTCAATTAAATGCAGCCGTTTATCTAAACAACTGGACCGCAGGAACAGCAGGATCAAGCGGCGACAATTACGGCGCCGCAACCGCCAACTCATGGCAGCATTTTGCGCTAACACGTAGCGGATCAACCCTGAGATTATTTATCAATGGAACACAGCTAGGTTCGACGTCAAATAGCGCCAACCTGACAAATGACCAGCTTTTTATAGGCTATTATTTTAGCAGTAGTTTTGCGTGGAATGGAAAGATTGACGAGTTCAGGGTAACTAAAGGCGTCGCCCGCTACACCGCCAACTTCACTGCACCTACTGCAGCATTCCCGAACGGCTGATGCTCTACTCCCACTACCAAACCGCCCCAGCACCCCTGCCGCACCGCATCCGCTTTGCGGACGGCAGCACTCGCACTGACAGCACCACCTTCACGCCTGACGAGCTGGAGCGTGCCGGCTACTCCGGCCCCTACCAGCGCCCCGAGTGCAACCCAAAGCTGGAAACGATCGACTGGGATGGCACGCAGTTCCTGGTACGTCCCTACAGCTTCGATGAGCTGCAGGCGCAGCACGCCAAGGTCCGCCAGCAGCGCATCCAGCTGCTGCAGTCCTGCGACTGGACGCAGATTGCTGACTACGACCTCGGCGCTGATCGTGATGCCTGGGCCGCCTACCGCCAGGCCCTGCGCGATCTGGCCGATGCGCCCAACCCATTCGATCTGACCTGGCCGCAGCCGCCTGCCATCTCGGCAGAATGAATCCATCTGAGCATCAACTATGGCCAGCCTGATCTACAACTCAGCCGTTGATGACATGGCCCGTGGTGCCATCGACTTCGACACTGACACCTTCAAGGTGATGCTGGTCACATCGGCCTACAGTCCGAACAAGGACACGCACGACAAGCGTGATGATGTCACCAATGAAGTCTCCGGCACCGGTTATACCGCCGGTGGCGTAACCAGCGCCTGCACCGTCACCAAGGACACCGCCAACGATCGCGTTACCCTCAGCTTTGCGGCTGTGAACTGGGCCAGCAGCACCATCACCGCCAGGGCTGCTGTGATCTACAAGTCACGCGGCGGCGCCAGCAGCGCTGATGAGCTGGTCTGCTACGTGGACTTTGGCGCCGATGTTTCGAGCAGCTCTGCAACCTTCAGCCTGGGCTCCAGCGTCATCACGCTGCAGAACTGATGGCCACCTTCCCGGCACTGGAGCCGGCAACGCGCCGCTACAGCATGGGCACCTTCCCCGTCACCGAGGAACGCGGCTTCGGTGGTGGCAGCGTCCGCTTCCGGCATGGCACCACCGCCTACAGCCACAACCTTGAGCTGGGCTTTGCTGCAATCACTCAGGCAGAGGCCAAGCTGCTGCGTGATCACTACCGCGAACAGCAGGGCGGCTACATCGCATTCCCGCTCAGCACTGAAGCGTGGGCCGGGCACACCAGCTTTACCGATCTGGTGCCAACCTCTACGCACTGGCGCTACGCCGCACAGCCGCAGGAAGACCACCTATCCGCTGGCTACGTGAACGTCTCGATCAGCCTGATCAGCGTGCCGGCTGTGGTTGCCGCAGCATCTGCCGGCCTGGCATCCACAGTCACCTGCACGCTGGCTGGTGGCGCTGCATCGGGTAGCTAACCTGAGATAGCGATTCACGCCAGCCATGGCACCTACTCCCGAGGGGATCACCAGCGTTGCCATAACGTTGCTGGCCGGCTCCGAAATCCTCAGCCTCCTGCCAGGCGTCAAGGCTAATGGCTGGGTGCAGCTGATCCTCGGCGCATTGCGTGGCATTGCATCCCGCAAGCGGTGACTGAGCCAACACACGGCGAGATCCTGCGTGCCATTGGCGTGCTGGAAGGCCAGCTGAAGCAGCTGCTGGATGCCGCCATCTCCGACAAGACCGAGCGGAGCGGATTGGGCGTCCGCGTTGGCCGACTGGAGACGCGCATGGCGCAGGTGGTCATCCTCGCTGTCGTCGCCGCCATGCTGAGCCCTGTCATTTGGTCCGAAATCAAGAGCGCATTCAGTTATCGGCAGTCAGTGCCGCAGCACCTGCAAAGACCATGACGCAGCTCAGGCTGGTTGATCTGTTCCGCTACTTCAAAGGGCTGCCGCATCAGCTGGCGGCGATCAGCGAGCTGGAGGCTGCCATCGGTCCGCGCCTTCTGAGCCGCGATCAGCCATGGTTCAAGACATGGAGTACAGCCGGTGTGCAGACCGATCTGGCCGATGCGATTCAGATCATCAAGGAGTTCGAGGGCTGCCACCTCAGCGCCTACCCTGATCCGTTAAGCGGCGGCGATCCGTGGACGATCGGATACGGCACCACGCGCTATGGCGCTGGCGATCCGGTCAAGCGCGGCGACAAGATCAACGTCATCGAAGCCGACATGCTGCTCCGCCTAGAGGTGGACCGCATCGCAGACCGCCTGCGTGCGATCCCGCACTGGGCAAGCATGAGCGATCCGCAGCGCTGCGCATTGATCAGCTTCGCCTACAACCTCGGCATTGGGTTCTACGGCAGCGCTGGGTTTGAAACCATCAGTGCTGCGCTGCGCCATAAGGACTGGCCATCGGTGCCAGCAGCCATGCTGCTCTACCGCAACCCTGGCTCTGCCGTTGAAGCTGGCCTGCTCCGCCGCCGTAAGGCTGAGGGCGCACTCTGGCAGAAGGGCATCCCGCAACTGCAACAGCAGGGCATTTTGTTGCGCGTCCCTTACGAGGCGCAGAACGACAACGCCAGCGGCACCGGCTACCGCGAGTGCTTCAGCAGCAGCGCTGCCATGGTGGCCCGCTTCTACGGCAAGGTGAGCGGCGATGACGCCTACAACAAGATCCGCGCCAAGTACGGCGACACCACCGACGCGCAGGCGCAGATCAAGGCGCTGCAATCCCTGGGGCTCAACGCGCGGCTGCGCACCAACTGCAATGCCGCCGTGATCGACACTGAGTTGCAGGCAGGGCGCCCCGTAATGGTCGGCTGGCTGCATAAGGGGCCTGTCGGCGCACCAACCGGAGGCGGCCACTGGAGCGTGATCATCGGGGCAACCAGTGGCGCCTACATCCACAACGATCCGAACGGCGAGGCCGACATGGTGAACGGCGGCTACGTCAACCACACCAAAGGCGCTGGAATCGCCTACAGCCGCAAGAACTGGTTGCGTCGCTGGGAGGTTGATGGCCCCGGCACCGGCTGGGCAATGCTTGTAAGCCACGCATGAGGCAGTACGTCTTAGAGGTTGAGTACACGATCGTCGTCGAAAGCGAAGACGACGATCCCGAAAACGTGAGCGATAACTTCGTGGCGCGGCTCACTGAGTTGGCGCCATCGAACGATCACATCCTTGGCCTTTCGGTCAACGTTCTACCCATCCCGGAGTTGCGTGGATCATCAGATTGATGGCACATCTCTCGTTCCCAAGCGCTCCGCAAAGCAACGGTTCAGGCAGCAAATCTTTGAAGCATGGCAACACTGCTGCGCCTATTGCGATGCCACAGCCGACACCTTGGATCACGTCAAGCCACGCCACAAAGGTGGCAACACCGTCGTGAATAACCTTGTGCCAGCCTGCCGCGAATGCAACCGCAGCAAAGGTAGTGAACACTGGCGGCAATGGTTCAAGCTGCAGTCATCATGGACGGATGAACGGCAATCTAAGATTGAAGCATGGACTGAAGATATGACACCATGACATGGGGTGACTGGATGATGGTCAAATGGACCATTGAAGAAGAACTGCGCATCGAATCGCAATCACGAAGCGCATTGATTCATCCAAGCGAAAAGGATGTGCGATCATTGTGTGCCTCGCTGATCAAACAGAATGCCTACTACACGCGACTCATCCAGCAAGCAACTGGTCACATCGCGCATCTTGAGACATCAGCGTTTCTCGGTGAGCATCAAACGAAGCCGCCGCATCGACCGATCATGGATCTGGCCAACCGCGCTGCGCGTTATACCAAGCTCTTCAGCAATCTTGCCTTGCGTCTTTTTAGGCGCTCCTAATCCGTGGTAGCTGGCGACAATATCGCGATCCCGGTCAGCAAGGAATGACAGCGCCAGCTGCAGCTGCTCGCAGTATTCCACGGACAACGAATCGTCGTAAGGCTGATGCTCGTCAACGATCATGTCAACCAATGGCGAGCCATCATCCCTGACCAGTTGATCTAGGCTGCTGTGCGGTACATTTCGCATGATGTGCGATTGCAGCTCGTGCTGACTCATGCCCATCTGCTCAGCGCATTCTGCTGTTGACATCGGCCTGCCATGTTGCTGCAGATGCTCGCGTTGCATCTTGGCAATCTTGTACGTGGCATCTAGTACATGCTGCGGCACGCGGATCAGGCGCTCCTTTGTATCAATCGCACGCGTAATCGCCTGGCGGATCCACCAGTAGCCATATGTGGAGAACTTGTAGCCCTTGGTGCCATCGAATAGCTCAACAGCGCGGTTCAAGCCAATGGCGCCTTCTTGGATCAGGTCCATCAGTTCAAGGCCATTGGACTTCAGCCTGGTCACGTAGTTCTTGGCGATGTGAACTACCAGCCGCAGGTTGCAGTTCATCATGGTTTCACGCGCACGATGGCCGCGCTTGATCTCGCGCAGCTCAGCTTTGGTGCGTTCGCCTTCCATGGCTTGCAGTTCGATCATGCGCCGCACCTGGCGGGATAACTGGATCTCCTGCTCACCAGTCAGCAGCGGGAACCGACCGATCTCGGTTAGGTAATCCTTGATGCTGTCAGTGCTCATGGTTCAGGTTGTTGAGAGGCATCTTGATCGCCAAGACTGGCAAGCCATGATTCAAGTGATTCTCTCATCGGCAGGCCTTTCGGCAGCTTGAGGAATCGACGAAGGTCAGCAATGTCGCGCACAAACACACTGGCGCCACCTGAATAGGCGATGAAGTACCGGCCGTTGTGATCACGGCTGGTTTCAATGAACTGGTGCTGACTGAGCCGCAAGGTATCACGTTTCACGGCTTGCCCTCCACCCCAGGCACCGGCAGCGCCCAGTAGGGCAGCCAATGGGTGTGAATGGACTGATTGATCCTGGTCACCTTCCAGTGATCCAGTACAGGATTAAACGCCCACACTCTTTCAAAGAGATCGCAATCCTCCGGCCCCGGCAGGCGCTCACTCACCGGCACCGGCTCGATGGCGGGGCGGCCCGTCGGCCCCTGCGGCTCGGGCTGGGCGGCAACAACAGCCTTCAGCTCCCGCAGTTCGCGGTAGATGAAGTAATCCTCGGGGTCGTCGTAATTCAGATCCAGCGCCTGATCCACAGCCGTTTCAGCGAGGAACAGCAGGCGGCTGATCAGTTCGCGGTCAGTCATTGGCGGCCTCCAGCTCGGCGGCGATGGCGAGGAGTTTGTAGCGAATGCGCATCCACTGATCGTGGCGTGCATCGTCATGTGCATCACCCACAGGTTCGGCGTATTCCGGCACCACCTGATCCGCAGCAGCTCGCAGGGCGGCGGCGGCAATTGTCGAGGAAGATGCAGGTGACATGTCAGACCAATCCCAATAAACTTCGGCGGCAGCATCCAGCACCGCTTGCGCTTGTAGCGACAGTTCAGTCATTCAGGAAGCGCCTCCAGTGCGCGGCGGATGGTGTTGTAAGTGTTCTGTTTGTCGCCGTGATCTGGATTGCCATAGATGTAGGTATCTAAAGCGGCATAAGCCTGCTCCTTCAAGCTCGGCGGCTTGGGGCGGCGCCAGACGCGAAGTTCAGTTGCAGCGGCAATCGACTCCACAGCCACCCACTCACAACACGCCTCCAGCTCCTGGTCGGCGCCCCATTGGGCGGCGCGGGCGGCTACGTACGAGGCCGTGTCCGTAGCGTCTGGGTGCCGGGCTCCCAGGGTGTTCCACTCGTGCTTCCACTGCTGCACCAGCTCCGGCGGTGGGGTAATCGAATCAGTCATTGCAGCAGCACCTCACGACAAAGGCCATGACCATGGTCATCAACGCCAGCCAGGGATGATTGCCGATCGCCAGGCAGGCCGTGGCGATCATTAACAGCCAGATTAGGTAGTACATCAGAACACATCCTCCTCGACCTTGACGCGCGGCAGGAACTCAAACCGTTGCACGCTCAGCACGTGCTTGCGGCGTTTGGTGCCGCTGTCCTTATCCTGCCATTCCTGCATCCGCAGGTTGCCAGATACAAAGATCGAATCACCTTTCTTCAGTTTGTCCACGATGATCTCAGCGGTCTTGCCCCATGCTTCAACATCAATCGCATTGTTGATGTATTCGCCGTTCTTGTCCTTGCCTTCCTGAATGCCACCGCCGAAGTTGCAGACCATAGTGCCGCTTTCAAATGCTTTCAGCTGTGGCTCGCTGATGATGCGGACAATGCCGGATGCGTAGAGACTCATGGGTTGATTGGTGTGATGGAGTTGGATTCTTCAAATGCCAGCACATCAGCCAGCGGGTACTGCACCCGCGGCGTGCCGGCTGGCGTAGCGAGGCGCGGCAGGGTCACATAGCGTGGCCCTGAGCCCCGCGCGCGCTGGCCTTTGATCGTGCTCGGCTTGACACCCCAGCGGGCGGCTAGCTGCTCAGTGGTCAGGTACGGCTCAGTCATCATCAAATGGATCCTCCTCGGCTGGCGCAGTCAGCTCAGCCTCGCGGCTGAGTGCCAGCTGCATCAACTGCTCATTCTGCTCATCGCTCAGGTCACCCTTGCGGGCCTCCATGCGTGTGGTCACCTTGGCTAGGTCGTCCATGGTCTTGGCCTTGGCAATGGCAGCCTTGCCAGCTGCAAACAGCTTGGCATCACCGGCTGGCAGTGCAGGCGCTGCAGTAACCGTGACGGGTTGCACTTCGGCCTGCTCCATCTCGTCGGTGCTGTAGACGCCGCTCAGGTTGGCAGGGAATGCCTTGCGCAGTGCCAGCGCTTCAGAGCACTTGGCGATCATCGCGGCTGGCATCTTGCTCCACAGGCCCTGGCCGGCGTTGTAGTCCGCGAACCGTGCCACGCCGGTGAATGGATGCGATGAACCCTTGCGCCAGATCGTGGTCTTGGCCGCGGCAGGTGGCTTGGCGCTGATCCATACATCAGACCACTGGCCATCATCACCGCACCATTCCGTGTGGCTGCCGTCCAGCTCGCCGGTGCGCTCAGCAATGGCGCGCAAGCCGTCAATGCCGGCCTGAATGGTCATCTTGCCGCCGCGCTTGATGGCGTAGATCTGCTTCGAGAACGGGTCCAAGCCAGTGCGCTGGCAGGCATAGGCGAAGAGGCGCAGCTCGT